TAGAGCACATCAGAATCATGATGGGTAAAGAATGGTTTGTTGGCGGTCTTACTAATCAACAAATAATTGAACTACAAGCAATATGACAGAAGAACAAGCAATTGAAGTTTTAAATCAAGCTTTAGATCAAGGGTTTAAAAAAGGAGTTTACTCACTACAAGATGCAGCATTTGTTATACAAGCTCTTGCGGTGCTCTTTCCTCCTAAAGATATAGAAACAATAAAAACATAGAACTATGTCAAATAGTATAGGAAATTTAAAGAATAGTGGCCTACAAGGAAATAACTTTCCTTGGCAGCTTAAGATGTTGCAAGGACAACAATGTGCTTGTGATGCTTTACAAGAAATTGTAGATAACACAGATCAAGTAGAACCCTTATTAATTCAGATATTAGCTGCTATTCAAAATGGTACTGACTTTGAAGCATTCTTAGTAGTTGATGGAAATGATGTTACATGGTTAGAAGTAAGAATATGGAATGGAACAACTTTTGATCCACCTGTATACTTTGCCGTTGGTTCAAATGTACCTGGTACTCCAGCACCTCCTATTTCTTATATCAACCCTAATACATACTTAGCACAGATTGTATCATATACATCTAACTTAGTATCTATAGAAGCAGGTACTCCAAATGCATTAGGACAGACTACAATGGCTAACTCAATGCCAGTAGTTATTGCATCAAACCAAACAGCTATTCCAGTAAATCAAGGTACATCACCATGGGTAGTAGGTGATGGTGGAGGATCAATTACTGTTGATGGAACTATTGCAGCTACTCAATCAGGTACATGGAATATTGCAGCAGTAACTGGTCCAGTTGCTCTTCCTACAGGAGCAGCAACAGAACTTACTCTGGCGGCAGTAGATACAAAACTTACTTCTGCCGTAAGAACTCCTGGTATTAGGACTTTTGTAAATACAACAGGTAATACACTTGCTGGATGGTATAGTTTTTCAATTGCTAATGTTGGATCAGCTTCAGGATTAGTAGACGGTGAAGTATTACCAGCAGGAGTTACAATTAACTTTGATGGAGGAGCTTTAAATAATACTTTGGGAAGTATGACCTTTGATGCTACAGGAACAACCTTTGTGCTAACTTGGATATCATAATATTATGGGTACTATTGTTTCATCTAGCGGATTAAGTAATTTTAATATACTCAATAATCAACCTATGCTTGCAGATGCATTTGGAAGATTAAGAGTATCACAACCTCTAACTTTATTTGATTCATCTCATAGATATAGGGACAATGGTTTATGGAATACACTTGCTACAGTAGGTGGTACTGCTGTATTTAGTCCAAATGAAGGACTTGTAAATCTAAATGTAACTGGTACAGCTGGATCTCAAGTGATAAGAGAAACTGCAAAAGTATTTTCTTATCAACCAGGTAAGTCACTACTTGTATTTAATACATTTGTAATGGCTCCTGCACAAACAAATCTTAGACAAAGAGTAGGATATTTTGGAATAGATAATGGTATTTATATAGAACTTAGAGATGATGTTTTAAGTTTTGTAGAAAGAAGTATAGTAACAGGTACTTTAATTGACAATAGTGTACCTCAAGCTGCTTGGAATGCAGATACCATGGATGGTAATGGACCATCAGGAATAACTCTTGACATAACTAAAGCTCAGATTCTATTTATGGATATTGAGTGGTTAGGAGAAGGAACTGTAAGATTAGGATTTGTAATAGATGGCAACTTTATTGTATGTCATAGATTTAATCATGCTAACTTAATCACCTCTACTTATATTACTACAGCTTCATTACCCTTACGATATGAGATATCTGATGGAGGAACAGGTATACCTGCTACATTGAAACAAGTATGTTCTACTGTTATATCAGAAGGGGGTTATGAATTAAGAGGTGCACAACAAGCTGTTGGTACCCCTATTACTACTCCAAGAACTTTTGCAGTAGCAGGGACATTTTATCCTATTGTAGGTATTAGATTAAGATCTACTAGATTGGATGCTATTGCTATTCTTACTGCTGTATCTTTATTAGGTTTAGGTAATGGTAAAAACTATGCCTGGAGGGTTTTAAATGGGACTGTGATAACTGGTGGAGCTTGGAATCCTGCTGCAGCTGATTCTTCTGTTGAATATAATCTCACAGGTACGTCAACTACAGGAGGTAGGGTATTAGCACAAGGATATATAAATTCATCCAATCAAGGTTCTCCAAGTATGGATATACTAAAAGAAGCTTTATTTGCAGCTCAATTGGAAAGAAATACTTTTACAGGAGTAGCTTTTGAAGTAGTTGTTGAAATGGCTATTGATGTTACAGGGGGAACTTTAGGAGCTTATGCTTCAGTAGACTGGGAAGAAATAAGCAGGTAACTATAAATAAAAGATAATGGGATCAAATATAAATAGAAACTTACCAGGTGATGCATTTGATGCAGCTGTAGGTGCAAATACTCCATCAGTAAATAATCCGTATGCAACTCAGTTAGATCTTGCAAATATTAATAACCCAGGTAATGCCAACTTATTAATATCTGGAGGAGCTTCTTGGTCTGGTACAGGTATGGTATTTAATGTATCAGCTTTAGTATATCAGATAGCAGGAATACAATATTCAGCAAATGCACAGAATGTGACTTTGCCTGCAAGTAATCCAACAAATCCTAGATTTGATGCTATAGTAGTAGATGTAACTGGAGTAGTTTCAGTAATTTCTGGAACTCCTGCTACAAACCCTCTTACTCCTGCAGTAGATGAGAACTATGTACTTATTCAGTATGTATTAGTAGGAGCTGGTGCAACTACTCCTACAGTAACAAACCAGTTTGTTTATAGACAAGGTTCTACACCAGACTGGCTTACATCATCTGTTGCTGGTGCAGCACCTTCTTTATCAGTAAATTTTACAAGTACATTTCCAGTACCTTTTGAAGGAGCTGAATGTACATTAGTTACTGCTCCAACATATAATGGTGGTAAGTACATACAATACACAAAACCATCTGGTAATATTTCTAGAGCAACATTTGCTTTTCTTACATTTAGAGTTTACTTACCAGTAGCTCTTCCTGCTAGAAATGTATATGTATTGCTTTATAATAATACAACTTTAATTGGTGCTGTATTTGCAACTAACTGGGGTTTAAATATGAATAGTATTGGAAACTGGCAATTGGTTTCTATTCCTACAAATGCATTTGGAAATCTTGCAATCAGTACTATAACTATGGCAAGAATATTTATGACTGGTAATACAGCTAATACATTTGCTACTGGTTTTGATAGATATGCATTAGATGATGTCAAGTTCCAATCAGGATTTGGACCTCAAGCAAATGTAGCTACAATTGATCTTTCTGAAAATGCAACAAACATAGGTAGCACATCAAAAATAAATTTTATCTCTGGTGCAGGAGTAGAGTGGTCTGTTATAAATGATGCTATTAATAATAGAATAAATGTAGCAGCTAACTCTGTAAATGCTTATGTAACACCAGAGTTAAATCTTGTAGGTAGAATATTAGTAGATTCAGATGCTGGAAAGTTTTTAATGGTAGATTCAGTTTCTTCAGAAACAATGCAAGTTCCAAGAAATAATGTTATTGCAATTCCTATTGGTACAGTTATTAAGATAAGCCAACAAGGTACAGGTACTTTAGGTATAGGAGCAATGATTGGTGTTTCATTACTAAGTGCAACTGGATTAACATTTCCAGCACAATACACTGTAGCAACATTAACAAAAACAGATATAGATACGTGGTATATAGAATATAGCAATTAAGATATGAAAACAATATTTACAAAATTAGTAACATCAGCGGGGTATAGAGACATGAATCATTTTGTAGACAGTGCATTCCATCCACAAATGGCTGGTACTTGTGCTGGGTTTAGTGCTTTTTTTGCAGGCCTTGCATATTACTTTAATGCAGTGTTTGGTATTGTATTACCAGTAGGTATTGGTATTATACTTTTGTTTGCTCTTGAGTTCTACACAGGTCTTAAAGCTTCTAGAAAGGAAGGTAAAAAGTTTGATTCAGAACTGTTTGGAAAAGGTTGGTTTAAACTATTTGTTTACATGTTGATGATTGGAATATCACATGCGATGGCAACTAATATAGAAATAAAACCTATCTTTGGAATGAAATTTAATGTTTATGAGTGGTTACATTACGGATTTTATAATTATATAATTATAAATTTGTTCTGGTCAAACTTAGAAAATTTTAAAAGATTGGGTTGGACAGAACATATTGCTTTGTTAAAGCATTTATCTAAATATGTAAAGGACGAACCAATAAAACCAAACAAAGATGAAAGAGAAAACCCTTAGAGAAAGGTGGCAAGGTAAGACACCTAAGTTCTGGAAAAGAGTTCAAAGATGGGCTATTATTACAGGAACTGTAGCAGGAATTATTATTGCTGCCCCCGTGACATTACCAGCTGCAGTAATTACTACTGCAACTTATTTAGCAACAGTAAGTGCTACTATTGCAGCAACTTCACAGTTAACTGTTGAAGACAAGAAAGAAGAAGAAATTGTAAATCCCTAAATAAAATAAAAATGGCAAAGAAAGAAGTAAAAATCAAAGACATTGAGGTTGAAGTAAAAACCAAAAAAGTCACTGCTAAAGTAAAGAAAGAAGGAAAAAATGTTGATGTTGTAATTGACACTCCAAAGGTTGATGTAGAAGTTCATGCAACTGAAGAAAAAAAAGAATTCAAACTAGATAGTGAAAAATTAGATGTTAATGTAGTTAAAACTGAAGAAGGTACTACTGTAACAGTTGATGCTCAAAATCCTTTACTAAAAATAGCAGGTAACATACTATCTAAAGTTTGGATTAAAAAATTCAAGAAATAATAACTTGTAGTGAAAAATCTCCCAAAAGAAGAGTTGCTAAGTAGACTAGAAGCCATTAATAGAAGTAATGCTATTATCTACTTTGACCTTGCTGGTATTATACTAGGGGTTAATGACATTTTTTTGGAAGCAATGGGTTATGGTAAAGGCAACCATGATGATATCATTGGTAAACATCATAGCATCTTTGTATGTGATGATTACTCAAGATCACTTGAATATGAGAAGTTTTGGGATATCCTAAGAAGTGGTAAGTATTACACTGGAGAATTTGAGAGAAGAAGAAAGGATGGAAGTCTTATTAATCTTCAAGCAACTTATAATCCTATTTTAAATGAGGATGGTAAGATCACCAAAGTAATGAAGATTGCTACTGACATTAGTGCAATTGTCAATAGTAAGAAACAAATAGATGCCATTAACAGAAGTACAGCTCTTATTAGTTTTAATATTGAGGGTTTTATAACAGAAGTTAATTCTATATTCTTAGAAACTATGGGTTATAAAGCCAATGAAAAAAGTAAAGTCATTGGTAAACACCACAGTGTTTTTGTTAGCTACGAGTATTCTAAATCTGATGAATATGCTAAGTTTTGGGAAAGTCTGAGAAAGGGTAAGTTCTTTGATGGAATATTTGAAAGAAGAAAAGTAGATGGATCTACTGTTTACTTGCAAGCATCTTATAATCCTGTAATGGACAGTAAAGGAAACATCACCGATGTAGTTAAAATTGCAACTGATGTTACTGAGTCTGTAAACAATAAGAAAAAAATAGATAACCTTTCAAAGAATTTGCAAATAGAACTTGACAACTCTGAAAAACTTAAAAACTCAATAGAGATAGAAAAGAATGCAGCTTTAAATGACTTGGATATAATAATGAAAAAGAGTCAGGGTGAGTTAATAAAGATTATTGTTAAGGTTGCTCTAGCTGTTATAGTTGGAGTAGGGGTTATAACAACTGTACTATACTGGGCTGCAATTATAACAAATCAAGATACTCAAATCATTGGATCAACATGGAGCAATATGTTTAGTGTATTATTAACTAATGCATTCTCTATAGTAGGAACTATTATGGGTATCAAGTATGCTACCCAAGAAACAGGTAAACAAAAAAAATAAAAGAATATGAAAAAGATTTTTAAAGAGCTTGTCTCAGATAACAACCAAATAAATGAGCAATCATTTGTAGGAGTAGTAGCATTCTTTGCTATGGTATTTATTTTAATAGTTGATGTAGTTACAGGTATTTGGGGTAAAGAATTGGTAATTAAAGAGTTCATCTTTGATGGCTTTATGATCATTACTCTTGGAGCATTTGGAATTACTACAGCAGGCAGAATCATGTCTTTAAATAAGAAGACAAAAGAAGAAGAAAGTACTAACGAAGAAGAAGTAGGTTAATATGAAAATTACAAAAACAGGGAAAGCAGGAATTGAGATGATTAAAACATTTGAAGGGTTCAGAGCAGCTCCTTACAAATGTTCTGCAGGTGTTCCTACAATTGGATACGGAGCTACTTTTTATCCAGGTGGTAAAAAGGTAACAATGACAGATGCAGCTATAACAGAAGAACAAGCTGTTGAACTGTTAGCAAACATGCTTGTGAGCTTTGAGAAATATGTAGATAGTTACTGTGTAGATACCATTACACAGAATCAATTTGATGCATTAGTATCATTTGCATATAACTTGGGACCAGCAAATTTAAAAGCTTCTACTCTACTTAAGAAAGTAAATGCTAATCCAAATGATGAATCAATAAGATTAGAGTTTCTAAAGTGGGTTAAAGCTGGTGGTAAAACATTAAAAGGTCTTGTGAGAAGAAGAGAGGCAGAAGCAGACTTATACTTTAAAAAATAAATAGAATAGTTATGGTACTTAAAAAAGGAGACAACAATGATACTGTTAAGAAAATTCAAGCAGTATTAGGTGTGGAACAAATAGGAAACTTTGGACCAAAAACAGAAGCTGCTGTTATTGAGTTTCAAAAGAAACATGGACTTACTGCAGATGGAGTTGTAGGACCTGCTACATTAGCTAAAATGGGTATTACTGTAGACAGTAAGCCTGTAGTTTCTAAACCAGCAGTTGCTACTAAATATACTGCAGCTCAAGTAAAAACTGCTGTTGCATCAAAAGGACATAAGTGGTTTGAAGGTAAAGATTTAATGTTAAATATTGTAGGAGTACGTAACTCTTCTACAGGTCAAAAAGTAACTAACTTATTTGATGATCATTTAACTTTAACTTATACAGTTGATGGTGTAGAACATTTTCATAGTTGGTCAGCAACCACAGATCCTGGAACTAAAGGAGTTATGCAGTTTGGTAACAAAGCCGGTGTAGCTAGATTAGTTGAGGGTCAGTATATCAATTCTCACATCATGAGACTTCATGCAGGTAAGTATGAGGCACTAGGACAAAATAAACCAGTTAAAGTTTTCCGTGATCCAAACAAAGATATGGTATATGATGAGAAGTCAATACAAGAAGGATTGTTTGGAATTAACATTCACAAAGCTGGAGCAGACTCAACCTTTGTAGAGAACTGGTCTGAAGGATGTCAGGTATTTAAAAAATCTGCAGACTTTGAAGAGTTTATGGCAATCTGCCGTAGAGCAAAAGCTGTACATGGAAACAACTTTACATATACATTAATTGAATCAAATGATATTGTATGAAATTTAGAAACAGCTGGAAAAGCCACAAACCAAACTGGAAGACAATAACAATCAGATCCAGAATATCTTTAGTAGATATATTATCTATAGAGATAGACCCATCAAGAAACTTTTATTCTTTTACAATTCTGAATTTTACTATCAAAAATAGATAGACCTATAGAACATATAGAAGTCCAGGTATATTGTATGCCTGGATTTTTTGTTTAAATATATCTGGTTTAAACTTTTCTTGTATATTTGTGTAAACTTTAAATATATAAGAAATGGAAAATGCAAATCAAGAAAGAGTATTTACTCCGGAAGAATTAGAAGCAAAAAGAAAAGAGATGCTTAAATTTTATAAGGAATCAACACCTTATTTAAAAGCTCAGTTTGAGCATGAAGAAATCTTAATGAAAATTGATGAAGTAAGATTTAAGAGAGCAAGTATTCAGATGCAGTATGCAATGATGATGAATCAGATGGAAGAAGGACCAGAGCAAGAAGAGCCAAATGAAGAGTATCCTTTTCCAACACCATCTGAAATGAATGACTCAGAACCGGTTGCCAGAAAACTTAAAAAACAGTAATTATGGCTATAGTAAATCAAGTACAGAAAAAAGTAATGATGTCTAAAAGAGATGTTGTTAAGTTTCAGATACTTACTCATTGTTATATCAATAGAATAACATTGAGTGATTCTGATCTAGAGTGCTTGACTTTGCTTAGTATAATTGGACCAATTGAATTATCTAGTTTTTGTTTTGAAGCTTCTGATGAATATACAATTTTTAAATCAGAACAAACAGTTAGAAACTGCATCAATAAATGTGAGAAAAATGCATTGGTTGTAAAGGATTCTAAAAACAAAAAAATTGTGATGATCAGTCCCAATTTAAAGATTCAGACTGAGGGGGATATTTTGTTAGATTATAAATTTCTTGGTAGATGATTCCAAAAAAATCAAATCAACTCTATAAGGAACTGGCAGAAGAAATTAATGTTCCAGTTGAACTTGTTGAAGATTTAATACAATCATACTATAAGAATGTAAGAGATAATCTGACAAATCTTACTTATCCTAGGATCAATGTTGAAGGGTTAGGCCAATTTGTTGCTCGGCCAGGTTTAGTTAAAAAGTCAATTCAGAGGTATACTAAAGCATTAGATTCTCATGACACTTCTACTTTTAGAGCATACTATAACAAGAAGATGCTTGAAGATAAAGTAGAGTGTCTTGAGAACTTAAGTAAAAAGCTGGATGAATTTGAAAATAAAAAACAAGAATTTAAAAAACAAAAAGATGAAAACCAACTTAAAAGAGATTTGGAAGAACCGGAAGCAGATAGTTGAAGGAATAACCAATACAGTTATTAAAAATGAATTTGTAGAACATGTATCTCAATTAAGAATGGAGATATGTAATGAGTGTCCAGATAAAGACATGGAAGGTAAAGAATGTGTAATGCCTGGAAGTCAACCATGTTGTTCTATATGTGGGTGTTCATTATCATTTAAAACAAGAGCTCTTTCTACAGCATGCCCGGCAAAGAAATGGGTATCAATAGTTTCAGAGAAAAAAGAAGATGAATTAGATAACCTTAAAGATTAAGTTATGTCAAAGTTTAATGATAGATTAGCTACAGCAGGTATATATGTTACTGATCCTACTAAGACTGTTAACATAACTCCTGGCTCAACAACAGATGGTTTATTTAGTCAAATAAATAGTACTGGTAATACATATCTTGGTAATGCACCATTCAATGATCCATGGGAGAATCCTATGAAAGAGATAGAAGAAAGAATTAAGAAACTAGAAACAGACAATAAGTTCTTAAGACTAAAGATTCTTTCAATGGAGGGTAAGTTTACTCAGGAAGAAGTAATTAATATTAGAAAAATGCTGATAGCTGAAGATGAATCATCAAGAACATTAGCAGAATCAATTATAGAAAATGCATAGTTATGAGTATATTTTTTAACGCACAAGATCATAGTTACAAGAGTGTAGATACTGAACATAATATTGCTTGGTATAGTGTAACAACAGTAGTATCCTCTTTAAAGAAACCTTTTGATGCTAAAAAGACAGCACAACTTGTTTCTAAAAAACAAGGATCTAAATGGCATGGAATTGAGCCAGCTATTATTCAGGAGATTTGGTCAAATGAAGCCAAGAGAGCTACAGATTTAGGAACATGGTATCATAATCAAAGAGAAGATGATTTATGTTCTTTAGCTTCAATTGAAAGAGAAGGAATTACAGTGCCAATATTTAAACCTCTTCCATTAAGAGATGGTATTAAATATGCACCAAATCAAAAACTTGAACCAGGTGTTTATCCAGAACATATGGTTTATTTAAAGTCTGCTGGCATTTGTGGCCAATCAGATTTAGTTGAAATAGTAAATGGTAGAGTCAATATTATTGACTACAAAACCAATAAAGAAATTAAGATGGAGTCATTTAAGAACTGGGAGGGAATTTCAGAGAAGATGCTCCATCCAATTTCTCATTTGGATGACTGTAACTTCTACCACTATGCTTTACAATTGAGTATTTATATGTATATTATACTTAAGCATAATCCTAAATTATTGCCTGGTACAATATATATCCACCACATTACTTTTGAAACAGATGGTAAAGATAACTGGGGATATCCTATTGCAAAGAAAGATGATAACGGGGATCCAATTGTTAAAGATGTTACACCAATTCCAGTACCTTATTTATATGATGAGGTAATTGCTGTAATTAATCATATAAAAGAAAGTCCTATCTTTATTAAAAAGAAATAAAATGTTTGCAAAACTCTTTGATGTTCAAAATGGTAAAGTAATACCTACAGAACACTGTTATACATTAAAAGCTTTAAAAGATGTTATGGATGAATATCCAGAAGACTATTTAAAAGTTTACTTGTATTTGTTTTATATGTGTTGCCCTAATCCAGATATGAATCCTTTTTTCTTTGTCCCGGAACAGGATAAAGAATACATCATACTAAAAGAGATTGAAGCAGAGTTTTCTACTGAGGATGACACAATATTTGCAGCATTAAAATTTTGTGAAAGAATGTATGAAACACCTACATCCAGAGCATATAAGGGTATTGCAACCATGTTAGATAGATTAGGTAGATATATGGAAAATACTCCTATTACACATGGCCGGGATGGCAACTTTAATTCTTTAATTGCTGCAGCTAAAAACTATGATGCAATTAGAGCTTCATTTAAAGGAGCCTATAAAGATTTACAAGAAGAACAATCCAGCAAGGTGCGCGGAGGACAAGGACTAGCATATGACATGTAATGAGTGAAATTTATCAAGACATACCAACCTATGACAATGGAGAATGGACAATTACAAGTTTTGAATCTAGAGAAGAATTCAAACAGTACATCCTTAACAGAATTTTCAAAATACCTGGAGAGTACAACTTCAACGAAACAACCAATGAAGTATTTATTTCAGAGTCAGTCAAGTTTAAAAAAGATGGAATATATTGTGCATCTCCCTTTAAATCCAAAGACTACATAAACTATTGGGATGACCAAAAGCTTAAATGCAGAAAAGGTATAATTGTTAAGGATAAAGAACACGAATGGTTTGTATGTAGAGAATACTACATGTGGTTAAACTTTCTTCCAATCTTTGATAAAGAACAACAAAAGTTTGACTTTGCTAAGATCCGAGATGCTCAGTATCATCTTGCTTTATATGAGTTACTTGCAGAGTTAAGTTATAAGCATTCAGCTATTCTTAAGAAACGGCAAATTGCTTCTTCTTATTTTCACATGGGTAAGTTTATTAATCAGCAATGGTTTGAAGCAGGTGTTACTCTTAAAATTGGAGCTAGTCTTAAGGATTATATTAATGAGAAAGGATCCTGGAAATTCTTACAAGAATATGCTGCCTTTCTAAATGAACATACTGCATGGTATAGACCTATGTCACCAGATAAGGTCATGATGTGGCAACAGAAGATTGAGGTAAGAAAAGGAGACAGAAAGAATGAAGTAGGTCTTAAAGGTACCATACAAGGTATGTCATTTGAGAAAGATCCAACAAATGGTGTAGGGGGTCCTGTTAAATACTTCTTTCATGAAGAGGCCGGGATTGCTCCTAAGATGGATCAGACCTATGAGTATATGAGACCAGCAATGAGATCTGGTTTAATTACTACAGGGATGTTTATAGCTGCAGGATCTGTGGGTGACTTAGGTCAATGCTTACCTCTAAAAGATATGATCCTGAATCCTACAGCAAAAGATATTTATGCCGTAGAAACAGATTTGATAGATGATAAAGGTACTACAGGTCTCTCAGGTTTATTTATTCCAGAGCAATGGTCAATGCCGCCATACATAGATGATTATGGTAATTCACTTGTAGAAGAAGCATTAGTAGCATTAAATGAGCAGTTTAAAAAATGGAAAGATGAACTTGCTCCAGAAGAGTACCAGTTAAGAATCTCTCAGCACCCTAGAAACATTCATGAAGCTTTTGCAAACAGAAGTGT